ACACAGTGACTCAGTTGGTAACAGACATCAATGCTGCACTCAATGATGACGGCGTTTATGCTGCTAACATTGGTGGAAAATTAACATTGTATGCAGATAGTTCTGCAACCAACGACGGTTCAACCGAAGACACTGGTGTTATTGCGATCAATAACGTATCTGGTACTCCATTGGCAACATTGGGCATTGCACCAGACGAGTATGCTGCCCCAGCATATTTCCATGGTTATAACTATCAGGCTCCAAGATGGCGTAGCACAGACACACAGCCAGAGCCTACAGGCAGTGTGTTCCAACAAGAAAACTCTGTGAATCAGGGTATGTTTGTTTCTTTTAAACGCTATGACGCCACACTAGGAACATTTGTTTTACAATCTGCTGCAGTTTACGAAAACGACGCATCTGCGATCTATGCACTTGATCCAACCACAGGTGGTCAAAGCATTCCTGCAGGAACCACATATGTACAGATGGATCCGTTTAGAAATGCCACAGCAGGATTTGAAATTTTAGAACGTGTTGCTACTGGTCCAACAGTGATCACTGGTTCGGTAGTGAATCCTGAGTTTGTTAACAACTCTACATTTACAATCAGTGCTTCTCAACCAGAAACAACAGCATACACTGTTGCTGTAACTGCAACAGTGCTTGGAACTACTCCAGCTGACTTTGTGGCAGCGGTCAGTGCTGCGGGCGTTGACAACGTTAGTGCCGATGTCAATGATGCTGGACAAATTGTAATAACTCACGCCACTGGTGGAGACATTATCCTAGTTGATGGTACAAATACTCCATTGGCAGATGCTGGATTTACTACTTCAGTTCCTGGTATACGTACACGTTATATCAATGGAACTCCTACTGGTATTGTGTTGAGTAACTGGGTTGGTTCACCAGCATTTACCTACACTGCTTCTTCAAGTGCACCTAATGTTGATCCAAGCAATGGAACACTATGGTACTATAGCGATGCTACCACAGTTGACATCATGATTCAAAACAACGGCGACTGGTATGGTTACCAAAACGTAACCAACGATGTGCGTGGTTTTAACTTGAGCTTGACCAATCCAGACGGTCCAATATTCAGTGCAACTGCTCCGACTACACAGACTGATGAAGCCGAAAGCCCATTGGTTTATGGTGATCTATGGATCAATACTAGCGACTTGGAAAATTATCCATTGATTAGTCGTTGGGAAAATGTCGATGGTGAAGACCAGTGGGTGCAGATCAACAATGCTGATCAAACCACAGTGAATGGTATCTTGTTTGCAGATGCACGTTGGGCTCCAAACGGCACAACCAATCCAATCACAGATCCAATTCCTCCAATTGCAACAGGTGCCACACCTTTGATTACCAGCAATTATTTGGATCTTGACGCACCAAACCCAGATCTATATCCAGAAGGTATGTTGTTGTTCAACACACGTCGTTCAGGATTCAACGTCAAGAGCTTCCAAGTTAATTACTTCAATGCTCAGGATTATCCATCACCTTTAGTACTGCCAAGTCAGACTGATGCATGGGTAACAGCAAGTGGTTTGCGTGCTGATGGTAGCCCTAACATGGGTCGCCATGCTCAACGCTTCTTAATTGTTAAAGCATTGAGACAGGCAATTGACACCAGCACACAGCTACGTGAAAATCAAGCACAGTTTAATTTGATGGCTTGTCCACAGTACCCAGAGTTGGCACCCAACATGGAAGTACTCAACAACGACAGAGGTAACACTTCATTTGGTCTAGTTGATACTCCGTTGCGTTTGACTCCAGATCAGATTGTGACATGGGCCACAGACAACAACGGCCTAGGCATTGCCACCGGCGATGGTAACTTGTCTGCAGGTGATCCATATGCGGCCACATTCTATCCAAGTTGTACCACAACTGATTTAACAGGTAACATTGTGGTTACAGCACCAAGTCACATGATGTTGCGTACAATTATTCGTAGTGATAGTGTAGCCTACCCATGGTTTGCTCCAGCTGGTTTACGTCGCGGTGTTGTGGACAATGCATTGCAGATTGGTTATTTGCAAGCTCAAACTGGAGAATTCCAGTCATTGGGAGTGAATCAAGGTCTAAGAGATGTATTGTACGCAAACAATATGAACCCAGTGACATTTATTCCTGGTACAGGTATTGTTAACTTTGGTAACCACACACTGCAAGGTAACGCTACAGCATTAGATCGTATTAACGTAGCACGTTTGGTAGCATTTATCCGTGGACGTTTAGAGATCATTGGTAACCAGTACTTGTTTGAGCCAAATGACACAATCACCAGAGCAGCAATCACAAATCAGATTACTGCACTCATGGTTGATTTGGTTAACAAGCGTGGTTTGTATGATTACTTGGTTGTTTGTGATTTAACCAACAACACACCATCAAGTATTGATCGCAACGAGTTGTATGTAGACATTGCTATTGAGCCAGTTAAAGCTGTGGAGTTTATCTACATTCCAATGCGTATACAGAACACAGGATCTATCGCGGCACAGGCATCAGCGTAATTGAAGTCGGGCGAGTTGTCAAAAATTCGCCCGAATCAAACGCCATAAATAAAAGTATATTAGGAGAACAAACAAATGGCAACAGCATCATTAACTAAACTGACCGTACCGTTGGCCAGCGATCAAAGCAGCTCAGCACAGGGTCTGTTGATGCCAAAACTCAAGTTTCGCTTTCGCGTTACTTTTTTAGGTTTGGGTGTAACTCAACCCACAACAGAATTAACCAAACAGGTTATCAGCTTTAGCCGTCCGCAGGTTACATTTGACAATATTGATCTTCCTATCTACAACAGTACTATTCGTCTAGCTGGCAAGCACAGCTGGAGTGACATTACATGTGAAGTACGTGATGATGCAGGTGGCAATGTTTCAAGATTGGTTGGTGAACAACTACAGAAACAATTGGACTTCTTGGAACAAAGCAGTGGTGCCTCTGGTATCGACTACAAATTTACCACAGTTTTTGAAGTTCTTGACGGTGGTAACGGTGCCAACACTCCTATCGCTCTTGAAACCTGGAACATCTTGGGTTGTTATTTACAAGGTGTTAACTACAACGATGCCAACTATGGTAGCGGAACTGAACCAATGACAGTGAGCATGACTATTCGTTACGACAATGCTCTACAAACTCTTACTGGTGCTGATGTTGGTGTTGGTGCATCAATTCCGTTGACAGTTAACAACGTAGCCACAGGTTAATAGTCTATGGCATTTGGCCAAGACACTCTACAACCGTTTCCTCCTGGTGAGGGACTAAGAGATTATGAACATGCTGCTAAGACTTTTAGGTCCGGCGGCTATGATCTTGCTCCTCGCAACAAGTTTTTATTCTACGTTTACTTTAATCTAAATACCAATATACCTGCAGTGGCCAATTTGATAAGTGGTGGTAAATCCAGCGTCATCGGTCTTACTGTAAAAACTGCACAGTTACCGGGCTATACCATCGATGTAGCCACAATGAATCAATACAATCGCAAACGTTTGGTTCAAACAAAAATAAATTACAATCCTGCACAAATTGTGTTCAATGATGATCACAGTGATCTCATTCGCAACATGTGGTATCAATACTATCAGTACTACTACAGCGACCCTGTTTACAAATACGGTAATACTCCTAATCAGTCTGGCATACTAGGAGAGATTAGCACAGCACTCAGCGGATTCAGTTACGGCAGTAACGATACCTATGCACCCAGCAGACCAGTTCAAAAGTGGGGTCTCAATGGTCAAGGCTACAACAATCCTACATTGCAAAGTTTGGCCAGCAGTTTGTTGACTGGGCCTGCCAGTGGTCAAGAACCATTCTTTAGAGATATTACTATCTACGGCATGAGTCAAAAGACCTATGCTCAGTATACCATGATCAATCCCCTAATCACTGAGTGGACTCATGATACTTACGATTACTCAGCTGGCAATGGCATTATGACTCACACCATGAGCATACGTTACGAAAACGTCAAATACTACTCTGGAGCAGTAGGCGGTGCAACACCAAGTGACCCTGTAACAGGTTTTGCTGACCCATCATTTTATGATGTTGTTAAGAGTCCAATTGCTGTTCCAGGCAGTACAGCCACAGTTGAAAGTCAAGGAACTA